AAGATATAGATTATTTAGATGAATCTGACTGGTGCACTTATGATGAATATTTAAGTATTTATGAAATATACCAACATTTTGGTAATATCATTACTGAAGAAGAAAGAGAAGTTTTAGATAAATATGAATCTACTTTAAACTCTCCTTCAGATTCTAAAGTATGGGAAGTAATTCCTAATGCTCTTATGGATGGTATAAATTCAGAAAATACACCTACTTGGACAGATCCTTGGCAAGATGATTATAATGATAATTATAAAACTAGAAGACTTAGAGTAACCCATATTGTATGGAAGACTTTGAAAAAAATTAAATATATTTATAGATTAAATGAGAACAATACTTTAGAAAAGAGTATTGCTGATGAGACTTATGTATTTAATAAAGCTACAGATATTAAACAAGAAATTCTATGGATACCAGAATATTGGCATGGTTATAAAATTTTTACCAATCCTAAGATTTATTTAAAAATTGAACCTATTCCTAATCAATATAGAGATATTGATAATCCTTTTCAAATAAGAGGACCTTATACAGGAACAGTTTACTCTGCAAGAAACTCTGCTCCAATATCTATTGCAGATTTAGGAAAGCCTTGGCAGTTTCTTTATAATGTGATTGTAAATCAAATTATAGAGATTATGAAAACTGATATAGGTAATATACTATTAGGTTTACAAGAGCAAATACCTAAAGACCTTACTCCTACACAATGGATGACATATATTAAGAAGTTTAAAGTAGCTTTAATTAGTGCTTCAAAAGATGGGGATTTAAGAAGCATGGGTATTGACCCTCAGTATTGGAAAAGTATAAATCTATCTCATACTCAAGACATTGCACAAAAAATTAATTTATTAGATTATATTGAGAGAAAAATGACTCAAGCTATGAGTTATAATCCTAACAGATTAGGAATGCAATCTCCTTATGAGTCTATAGGTAATAATCAACAAAATATTATACAATCTTCTAATCAAACAGAAAAGTGGTTCTATATGCATAATTATGTAAAAGAAAGAACTACTGAAAACTTTATAGAAATTTGTAAAGTAATTTATAAAGATAATCCATTAAAAGCTTCTTATATTTTATCAGACCTAAGTGTAGCTACCTTAAATACAGAATTAGTTGATTTTGCTAATTATAACTATAAAGTATATATTACAAATACACTTAAAGATACGCAGGTAATCAATGAGTTAAAAGGATTAATTCAACCACTTATACAAAATTCAGGTGGAGACTTAAGAATAGTTCCTGAAATTTTAACTTCTGAAAATGCAACAGAAATTAAAAATATTATAAATAGACTTCAAGAAGATAAGATTAAGAGAGATGAGCAAGCAGTTCAACAACAACAAGAGCAGCAAATGCAAATGCAACAAATGCAAATGCAAGTAGAACAACAAAGAATGCAGTTTCAAAAACAAATGGCAGATGATAAAAATGCTACTACTTTACAGGCTGCAGAAATAAGTTCTTCTAGGTTTGCAATGCTTAATGATATTAATCAAAATAAAGAAAATGATTTACTTGAACTTGAAAAATTAAAGCAAAGTAATAGTTTACAATCTGAAATAGATGTTGAGAAATTAAAAAAAATTGAATTAGAAAATAAAAAATTAGAAAAAGAAATTAAAAGCCTATAATATTATTTTTAACAAATAAAAAAATATAAAACATTTAAAATCAACTATTTATTTTAAAATTATTTATTTATTAAAATAATAAATTCAAAAATAAAATAATTTTTTTTTAATTTTGTACTACAAAACAAATAAAATATTAACCACATAAAACAATTAACAACATGACAGATAACAATTTAGATTTTGAAATCTTAGAGTTTAATGAAAATATTATCAAAGATGATAATTTAACAGACAAAATAGACTCTTTAAATGAATTAGAAAGTGATGAGGAAGAAGAGGATAGTGAAAATGACCTCATTAACCCTGAACTTATAAATGATGAAAACCTTGATGAATTAGATTTATCTGAGGAAGAAAAGAAAACTATTTTAAATAAGAAGAATAAAAATAATTCTGAGGAACTAACTGAAGAAGAGACTTCAGAAGAAGATGATACAGAAGATAATGAAAATCCTTTAAAAGTATTTGCTTCTGAACTAGCTGAAAGAAGATTACTTAACTTACCAGAGGATTGGAATGGAGATGAAGAATCTTTATTTGATGCTTATGAAAGCACTATAGAGGAAAAGGCTTTACAAATGGTAAAGCAAGCTTATAAGGTTGATGACCCTAAAGTAGATGGAGTTCTTAAATTTTTAAAACATGGTGGAAATATAGATGAGTATATTTCTACTTACGAGCAAACTAACTGGGTTGACGTAAATATTGAAGATGAAGATAATGCTACAGCTTTAGTTAAAAATTATCTTATAAGTGTTAAAGGATTAGATGAAGAAGAATCTGATGAACTTGTAAAAGGATATACTGAAAAAGGTAAACTATTTACTCAAGCGTCTAAAATTCAATCAGATTTACAGTCTTTTAGAGAAGACCAACAACAAAAACTTATTGAGTCTCAAGAAGAGTATATGAAAATACAAAGAGAACAATATGTAAAAACAGTTGGCAAAATAAGAGAAGTTATTCAAAAAGGAAAAAGTAATAATGTTGTTATTGCTAAAAATGAAAAGAATAACTTAGAAGATTTTATCTTTTCTTCTTTAGAAGTTAAAAATGAAAAAGGAGAAGTAATAGGTAATTCTACTGGATTTAAAAAAATATTGAATGAATATCTTTCAGATCCAGAAAAAATGGTTGCCCTTGCATACAAACTCTATGAGGGGTTTTCTGACAAATCTGATAAAGTTGAAATAGCTAGCAGAGAAAAAAGCAAACTAGCTGAGATTTTAAAAAGAAATGCAGGAAAAGTTAAAACAGAAAAAATTAAACTAGAATTTATAAACTAACTATTTAAAAATAAAATAAATTAATATGAAATTATCACAAAGTAAATTTGGTATTATCAAAGCTCCAATGCTTACGGGAGATCGTAACTGGGGTATGAATTATACCAACCTAAATAATCTTTACCAAGCAGGTTTGATTAAAACAGATACAGAGGCATTAGGTGGTATGGGCCAACTAGCTTCAATGAAATCTTTATTTGATGGTACAGCTCCTTTGCTTGAACTAGCTCAAGGTGCAGATACTATTACTGTAGATGGAAACAAAGTAGAGTGGGAATTTATGGTATCAGGTTACAGACCATCTCTTATTGTAGAGGATGTTGAACCTAGTAATACTACTAAAGGTATTGCTCAAAGACCATTTAAAATTAAAATTGACCTAGGTACTTATGTTGAAGGAGATACTTTAGTATTTACTGACAGCAAAAAATATAACATGCGTGTTATGGCTGCTGGTCAAAAAGATGGTTCTGCAACAATTTACACAGTTAAATTGATGACAGATGATCCTACATTATTTGTACCAACTGATCTATTTGTTATTGGATCAAGAATTATGAAACTTGCTTCTACTTATTCTGAAGGCTCTGTAAAAGGTGGTTCAATGAGTGTAGATTCAATTGGAAAAATTAAATTCCGTTCTGGTCTTTCTAGATTCAGAAAACAATATCAAATGACAGGAGATGCTGCTCAAAGAAAATTGAATGGCAACTTGACTGAAGCAGATTTGTTGATTCTTGCAGGAAGAAAAGCAGGAGAGTCTACAGATGCATTCCAAAAAAGAATTGCAATTGCTATGAATTCTAAGAATAAAGGTAATATGTATATTACTTCAGTTGCTGAAATTAAATTCAACAAAGAATTTGAAATGGAAAAAGAACTTCACTTGATGTATCAAAGAAGTAGTTCTACAGTAGTTGATGAGTCTACAGGTTACTATGTTAATCAAGGTCCAGGTCTTCAAGAAATACTAGAAGATGGTTATAGAGAATTTTATAACACTTTCACAATAGGTCTAGTTAAAGACTTTTTGCAAGATATATTCTTTGGTAGAGTAGCTTATGACCAACGTAATGTTGTAATGTGGACAGGTGAAATAGGACTAAGATTGTTTGATGAGGCTATCAATCAAATAACTCAAGGTTTCTTCAAAGATATGAAAGATTATTTCATCAAAACTGATGGTGCTTCATTGGTACCAGGTGGTCCAACAGGATTGTCTTATACTGAAACTCCATACACTCAATACAAATTGAAATTTGGTGGTTCATTGACAGTTATGCACATGAAAGCTTATGATGACGTAACTTTCAACACTATCCTAGATGAGAATGGTTATCCAGCAGAATCTTCAAGATTTACATTTATAAACTATGGTTTAGGTGATGGCTTTGGTAAAAACATTGCTTATTTGAAATCTTCAAGAGATGTTGCTTATGGTTACACAGGTGGTTTATCTAACCCTTATGGAAATAGTCAAGGAGCATTAATGTCTCATGCTGGTGACTTCTGGACTGTACACAGAATGGAAGATGCTGGTATCCTTGTAAAAGATGTTACTAAGTGTGGGGAATTAATCCCTGCAGCGTTGAGAGGAAAATAAATTCCTTTAGGGTTTCAAGGGGTGAACCCATTAATCACCCCTTTTTATAGTGAAGTAGATTACAGGAATCTAACTCGAAATGGTTCAACTCCATTCTTCACACTAAACATAAACACACAAAAAAACAAACAATATGTCAAACACAACAAGACCACAGAAAGTAAAAATTTACCCTAATATTTTAAAAAATAAACATTGGCAGGTAAATATTGATCCCTCCTATAAACAAATTGGAGAAACCTATGCCTTCTTAGCTAATAGTAATACTATTAGACCTAGATTTGATAAAGCAACTTATCAATATAATTTAGGACCTATTAATGCTAGATATACTAAAGAAGAAATAAATACTTTAGTAAAAAAATTAGGATTTAATGATGAAATAACTGGATTAAAAATCTCAGAAGCAGATTCATCAAATAGATTAGATCCATTTTTTACTAATAAAAATTGCAAAGCAAAACTAGGAAGAGATATAAGTATATTAGACTTAAAGAATCCTTTAGATGAATTAGTTTATGCTATTATGACTGCAGACCCTATGACAATTGTTGGAGAAAATAATTTGTCAAAACACCCAACAGCAGAATGGATTATTGCAGATGAAGAGGCAGATGCTATAGTTAGAGAAACCAAGAGAGAAAGAGTTAGTAAACTACATGCTAGATTTGAAGGACTTACTAAGACTCAAAAGAAAAATATGTCTACAGCGTTAGGAATAAAATTAACAGGTGAAGAAAAAGAAGTTATTGTAGAAGATTTACTTTACTCTAAAATTACAGAAAATTCTTCTAGAGAAACACTAACAGCTATACAAGATTTATTCTTAGAATTATCAGACCCTAAAAATAAAGCAAAATTAGAATTAACAGTTTTAACAGAGCAGTTGTTTCAATATGCAATATTAAGAAAAGAAAGTACAAAAGTATTATTTAATGGAGAGACTCTTGCTACTGACACAATACATATTGTAGACTTCTTATCTAAACCAGAAAATTCTGCATTATTGTTGACTTTAGAGGAGGCTTTAAAAGCTAAGATGAAGTAATGTATTCTATAAAAGAAGCCCACTATAAATTTAAACAACACGCTAATAAAGTAGATGGATTAAGAAATGCAAATTTTCTTATACCTCAGATTGATGAGTACATATTTGAGGCCTATATAATTTATGTTGAAAATATTTGTGAGCAATTAGAGTTAAATCAAAAGCGCAGAGATGACATTAGGCAGTTAGAAATTAAAGACCTAGAAATACCTGTCATTAAAGTAACTGATGAGTATTATACTGCAAATTTGCCTGATGATTATTATAGATATTTAGAATCATATTCTTTGTGTAAAAATGAAAAATGTGAGAATAAAAAGAAAATAAAAAATTACATTATTCAGAAAGATGATATATATGTAAATGATCCTATGTTTAATTCTTCATTTACTTTTGAACGAGTAAATTTAGATCTTTCAGGAAACAAATTATATCTTTATTACGAAGATTTTGATATAGAAAAAGTATTTCTAACTTATATCAGAAAGCCTTTAAGGCCAGGTAACCCACAAGATTTCTTAAATGGAGGTGGAACTTATAACTTACCTAATGGAACTCCAGCAGTTCAAAGAGATATAGAAATTGACTCTACATTCCAAGCAAACAAAATAATAGATATTGCAGTATTAATTGCAATGAGAGATGTCGGAAACACTATAGATTTTGAATCTCAATTAAATAAAATTTTAAACATATCAAAAATATAATATTAAAAAACTTTAAATAAATAAATTATGTCAACTAGAATTCAAAAAACTATTTTCCTTCCAACCAAAGGAAATACTGCTATTGTTACAACTGGTACAGCTTTGTACGATGCAGTAAACAAATGGTACAATTTGGCTCCAGGTCAAATTGGATTTTTTAA